TGATTTATCTCTGCATGTATTCTACCCTTGTGTTCGTATCTAAGAATAGAATCTAGAAAAGTTGTGTGTGCTTTGTTTATCTCTCTTGCCTGCGCAATCATATTCACAACAGGATGTTTATGTTCTTGTAAAAAATTTTTTGTAAAAGATGGTGCTCCTGTTTTTTCTGTCGTCGGATATTCTAATCTCAACATATCAAATACATTTGCAATAGATCTAGCTGCCCAGATCTGTGTATCAATATTAGTCTCACCTTTTATCTTGTGTAGTAAATTACGTTCTTGTGCAATTAATTCTTTTTTCATTTTATGAGCTCGTTCTATGTCTACACGTACACCTTTGAATCTCATGTCCACCAGGCAGTGAAACAGATCAGACTCTAAATCAAATATGTCTTCCAGGTCCTGATTAATAATCTCTTTTTTCATCTCCTGCCAAAGACCAAATGTAACTTCGGCATCACGTTCTGCATATGCACCAACGTGCATCGCTGGTAATTTATACATCTCTGATTTTGGATCTATGCCCCACTCCTCTGCAGCTTCTGCAAGTGCGGCCTCGTTCTTACCATAACCAAGATAATGCCATGATAAACTATTAAGATCGTAACGAAATCTATTCTCATCGGTCAATGCTGCAGCTATCATAGTGCAGGCTATATCTCCGTTTATCTTAAATCCCATTGCCCGCAACCAACAGACATCATACATTGCGTTGTGAAAAATTTTTGTTGATGGTGCTTCAAGTATATCTTTTAGCCAAGACAATACTCTGGCCCTCTCCATATTACCACCACCTTCATGTGCGATAGGAAAGTAACCTTTAAAATGTTTTGTTGCAACTGCAATACCTATAACCTCACCATTACCAATAACAGAACCAGATCCTTTTTTAATAAGATCAGGATCTCTTGTCTCTAAGTCGATAGCTATCTCTTCTACCTGACGTAAGTCTGGAAACTCTGTAGGTTTAACCCACTCTGTCTGTGCTTCAAACTTAGGAATTTTCATTGTAGTCCCTCTCGATAATCATTTCTATAAAGTGTATTGCTTTCAATAGATCTTCCTTCTTTCCCTTATCACGATGACGTATTATATTTTATAGCACAACCTTCAGGATATAGCAATTCATTCTCGACTACAAACTTACTTGGCTGTATTTTATATTTTTGGTAGTGACTTCCTCCGTGTTGCTTATCCCAAACTTTCGATGTCATAACCTTGGTCCTCCTTTTTTGCTGCCATAATGTATAGATTTTGTTTTGTTCGTGTCACCCCCACATACCAAACTCTGTGTTCCTCGTCCTGTTTATCAGAACTTTTTTCTAATGCATCCCGTATTGTTTTTGTATTGTCTAATATTAATAATATGTTATCTGCCTCTCCACCTTTTGCAGAATGTATCGTAGATAATTTTACTCTTGGACTCTTTCTTAATTCTTCTCCATTGCTTAACATCTCTCTTATGTATAAACATTCTTCATAATCGGATGTAAACTCATCATACCAGGGTATATTTTTATCGTAACCAAATTCTTCAAGATTATACATTCTTTCTTCTGTTAATTCTTCTTTAGTGCTAGTGTATTCAAATATATCTTTGACCTCAGATAAAGATAATTCATTACCTTTCTGCCATCGTATGTAGTTTAGAATGGTTCTAAACAAAGTTACCTTATAACTTTTTCGATCTTTGTATTCAAAGTAAACACCACGTTCTTTTAAAAAAGGTTTTAGTCTATTTAATTTGTCATTGTATCTTGCTAACACCAACCAATTACCTTCATCTATTGGCACGTCTTCAAGACTATAAACATAGTTTACTGTCCCTAACTCTTGTCTTGCTTTCCAATTCTTTTTTACTCTTCTGTCATCTGGAATCAGATTTAATATCTTATCTGCAACGTGTTGCACGTTCTGTGGGACCCTGTAAGATTGTGGCAAAATTATGTCTTTTTTTGAAATTTCTTGCTGAAATTTTTTTACATC